GATTCAGTTCGTCCATTTGGGCGATGTAGGCATCGAGAGCGGGGATGGCGCCTTCCCACTCCTTCGCCACTTGACGGATCAGGTCTGCCTGCTTCTTTAGCTGCTCCTCGGTCTTCGCACCTTCGTCCCCGAGGCTGGAGAAGTACTGCACCGCAGCACCGCCGGCCGCGATAAGGCCGATGGTAACGAGCGAAACCGGGCTGATGACCGACAGGAACGCGCCGCCGAGCGCCTTCACCGCGCCCGCGGCACCCTGGCCGCCGAGGACGGCGCTGATCTGCGTGCCCTGCTGAAGCGCCACCGTGAGCGGCGAGGTTCCAGCGGCAAGCTGAACGCCGATATCCTGAAACTGCGCCGCGAGGTTGGCCGTCTGGCCCTGAAGCGCGTTAACGCCCTTTCCCGCCGTGCGCGCCGCAGCCCCGAACTTCAGGACGCCGCGCTCGGCTCCGGAGAACGCGGCATTCGCACCGCCGCCAGCGTCTACGGCCTCTTTCTTGATTGCGTTCAACTCTTTCCGGGTGACACCGGAGAGACGCGCCATGGTCGTCTCGAACGATTTTACATCGGCCGAGAATTGGACCACTAGCTTTTCAACGTCTTGTGCCAATATTCACCCGATCGGTTTATAGGAGGAACCCGTGGAGCCCTGGCTCAAGCATCTCGTCGCCGCCGCCTGCTTCGTCGTTATCGCTGGGATCGGCTACAGCGCGCTTCGCGATCGCGAGGCTTCGGAGGCGACCGCGCGAGATCAACGCCACGCCGCCGAGGCGCAAGTTTGCCTCGCCGAGTTCGAGGCAGGCGTCGAGGCCGGTCAGCGGTCGACCTCGTTCTATGATTGCGTCCGCACCGGACGGCTCGATCTCGCCACGGTTAACCGCGTGATGGTCCGCCACGGATTGGCGCCGCTTAAGCTCTAGCTACTGAACGCGGCCCATCTTCTCTTGGACTGCGGCCCATAGCATGTCTTCCTCGCTCGCGGTCATCGCGCCCGGCTTGCCCGGAACGTGAGCGTCGATCCAGCCATTTACGGCAGACGAGAACTCCCAGACCGAGCAGGCTTTCACCTCGGCCGGCGTCATGCCTATTGCGGCACCGGCTCCGATGACGGCGGACCATCGCCACTTGCCGCGCGGGAGCGTGTCGATTTCATCGACGCCACCGCGCTTTTTTTTTGCGGCTGATCGTCCGGGACGCCCATGATACCCGCCGCCAGGATAGACTGCGCGAACAGCAGGTTTTCCATCGGAGGACGAGGGTCGACGTAAGACCGGATCAGGCGAAGCGCCTTGCCCGGCTCCATGCCGCCGCCGATGAGACCGAGGCGGATCACCTCGCGGATGTCCTCGACACGCCAGCCCCGGTTTTCCGGCGTCGGCGTCATCATGCGCGTGAGGATCCACATCGGACCGGCGTCGGTCTTCTCCTGGAGCTCAATCAATTCCCCATGCCGGAGCCGGAAGACGTGCTCGCCGTCTCCCCACTCCAGCGTCAGGGACGCGTCGCGGCTCACGATGCTGTCCACTCCGTAACCATCTCGCCGTCGCTCTGCATCGAGACATTGATGGAGACTTTCTGGCCCTGCTGCGCGCCGACTTCGAGGCTTTCGAGCTGCATCAGGCCGGTGATCGTCAGGACGCCGGTCGTATAGGTTACTTCGACCTGAACCTGCACGGCCTCGATGGTGTCGAGCACGCCGAGCCAGGTCGGGATTGCCTCCGCAGCCAGGATGCCCTCGCCGGTCACGCTGGCCGAAAGCGACTCCACGTCGCGACCAACCCAAGCCGGGGCGTCGGGATCGTCGCAATCCGGGATGGTAACATCCGCAAGGCCGCGGGACCAGCTGAACGACTTCGAGGTGAAGCCGCAAGGCGCGACAAACGCCGAGCCGTTCCACAACGAGATGATGAACGCCCCAGGGCGGGCGGTAGTGGGCTGTGCCATTTCTGGGGTTCCCTATGGTGTTTCAACGAGCGCGCGCAGTTCGATGGCCGCGTGGTTAGTCAGCCCGTCCGGGTCGCGCATCCGGCGGGAATTGGTGTGCTCGATCATTACGAGAGCGTTGTCCGTCAGTTCGAATTCCGCCCGGTGAAGGGTCCGGCGAACCGTGTCCGTCATCCGGCCGACTTCTCCGACGCCCACGGCGCGGGACCAGACGTCGACCTGAACGGTGATCTCCATGGCTTCGAGGCAGTCGGCGTCGTCCTGAACAGTCGTCACCGGCCCGATCGACACGTAGGGGAAAGCCGCATTGGTCGGCACCTGATCGTAGACGACGAGCCCCTGCGCCTTAAGCGCCCGGACGATCGCGTCCTGAAGTTCGAGCTCGGGGTTAGCCACTGGAAACCTCGCGAGCCACTTGCCGAAGGACCGCCCTTACCGCGGCCTTCGCCTTGTTCCGGTTCGCCCGCCACGAGACGAAGAAAAACGGGCGGGCTGCCATCTTCACCGTCCCGAACTCGATGAAGGTCGCATAAAAGGTCTGGTTGTTCCCGGCGTGGATGGTGATCCGTAGATCGGTCGCCTGCTCGGTATGTAGCGTCCCGAGCGACTGCGCGCCCTTCGGCGCCGTACCCCCCCAGCGCCAGCCGATAGTATCCTTCAGGTCTGGCTTGCCAGGCTCGACGGGAACGAGGCGCTTCATCATCGCGACGATCTCGTCAGCCTGATCGGCCATCTCCGCCTTGATGCGAAAGCGAAGCTTGACCGGGATAAGCGTCAGCTTGCGGAGCAGTGCTTCCTCGCCGAGAATCGTCGCCTTCACGCCGCTACCCCGGCTTCCGCCAACAGATCAACCCAGGCCCCGTCGGATTCGGGATCGGGGTTGACGCTCCGCACCGCGAAGACCGTTCCCGTGTGAACGTCCGTCACCTGCCAGTCCGTCTCCACCTGCCGCGCGAGCGGAGAGGTCCGAAGCCGGATGACCACCGGCTGACGGCCCTGAAGACGGCCAGCCATGACCGCCTCGCCGCCGCGCAGGTAGATGTAGCCGGCCCAGACGTCGCCCTGATCGACCCACGCGCCCACGACGTTGCCGAAATCATTCGGCTCGTCGGGGTTGATCATCTCCCGCTTTGCCAGCGTCACGCGGTTCTTCAGTTTCGCGGCTTTGTCGGTCATCGCTGTCCCTTTGAAGCCGCGCCCACTTCCCGACCGCGGCCCGAACCTTCAGGCAGGTAGAGCACGCCACGACGATTAGGTGATAACGACGTTCGGGAACTGGATGTCGACGTCAAGGATCGCCGTAGTCTTGGCGAGGCCAATCAGGCAAACGTATTCGCCCGAAAGCACATCCGCGAGCGGGCAGATACCGCCGGCCGTATCGCTCAAATAGTAGGCGGCGCCCGCCGTTAGGGTCGCACCGATGGTCACGTCTCCGCTAGTCAGGGCAACGGTCGGCTGGTTAAGGGCAGCGCCGTTGAGCGCGATGCCGATCGCAGTCCGCGGCTCGGCCTCGGCCGAGTTGTTATCGGCCAGCATCCACTTCTGCGTCGTCGACGAGAGGTAGATCGCCTGCCCGGCGGTGATGGTCTCGCCGGCAATGCCGGCCTTTCGCACCGAGCCGGTGCCCGCAACCACACTGGCAGCGGTGATCGTAATATCAGCCATTGCAGTTCTCCTATGAACGTCGAGCCGAGATGTTCGCCGGGCGGCTGCCAGACGAGGAAGCGGGGCGGGATGCCGAGAGGTTGTCCGGGCTGTTGGCCCGCGATGTAGGCTTAGAGAACCGGCTATAGGAGCCGATGGCGATAACGTTGCTCGTCGCGGTCGCCAGACCGGCGCCCTCGCCTGGCGCCGTAGCCGCCGAGAGGGCCGAGGCGGTCGCCGTAGCCGCCGAAGCTCCGGCGGATTCGGATGTCGCTTCCGCGGTTGCTGTCGCCAGCGAAACGGCATCGGATTGCCCGAGAGCACCCGACGTGCTGCCGCTCGCCGCTGTAGCGGTCGACGTCGCCGATGCCGCGCCGATCGCTTCCTTTGTCGAGGCGCCAACGCCCGAGGCGGAGCCAGCGGCCGAGGCGAGGCCGACCGGTCCCGCTGTAACCGCAGCCGCCGAGGCCGCAGCGGCTGCGGCGCCGGCCGCGGAGGCCGTAGCCGCTCCGCCAGCCGTCGCCGTACCCGTCGCCGAAGCCGCGCCCGTAGAGGCCGCGCTAGCCGCTCCTACAGCGGTTGCCGCTGCGGTTGCCGCTGCTGAGCCCGCCGCGCCCGATGTCGTGTAGGCGGTGGCGCTACCGACGCCCGCCGCCGAGCCGGCCGCTTCGACCGTAGAAGCGCCCACGCCCGTTGCCGAGCCGACAGCCGCCGAGACGCCAGAACTCGCGGCGGCGGCGACGCCGGAAGCCGTACCCGTCGCGGCAGCCGCGCCAGCCGCGGCGGCGGTCGCCGTACCGGCCGAGGATGCCGAGCCGATGGCGGCAGAGGCACCCGCAGCCGAGGCGGTCTGAGCGCCGACAGCCGCTGCGGAGCCGACCGCAGCAGCTGCGCCCGTCGCCGTCGTCGCAGCCGTTCCGGTAGCCAGCCCGACGCCCGCCGAGGCGCCTGAGGCCGCAACGTTCGAGGCTCCTACACCGGA